TAATTATCCGAGAAGATTATTGCCAAATATTCGATTTTACAATAACTCACGAGAGAAAGGAGGATAACTACACATATGGGATATGACAATTTTGGACTGAAGATTGGCGTCGAAGGGGAAAAGGAGTTCAAGAACGCACTTCGGGAAATCAACAGAGATTTCAAAGTGCTAGGCTCTGAGATGAAACTGGTCACTTCCCAGTTCGACAAACAGGATAAATCCCTACAGGCAGTGACGGCAAGAAATGAAGTCTTAAATAAAGAGATTGATGCCCAGAAAAACAAAATCGGCACCCTGGAATCTGCCCTTAAGAATGCCGCCGAATCCTTTGGTGAGAATGATAAGAGAACCAAGGCATGGCAGATTCAGCTGAACAACGCCAATGCAGATCTTAATAAGATGGAGCGGGAGCTGGATGAAAACAATAAAGCTCTTGATGAGGCAAGTGATGGATTTGGTGATGCCGGTAAAGAAGCTGACAAGTTTGGAGATGAGATTAAAGAGTCAGCTAAAGTAGCAGATGATTCCGGTGGAAAGTTTGAAAAACTAGGATCTGTTATGAAAGGTGTAGCCGCCGGTATTGGTGTGGCCATGGCAGCCATAGGTACTGCGGCAGTCGGCGCAGGAAAGAAATTATATGACATGGCAAATGATGCAGCCGCTGCCGGAGATGAAGTGGATAAAGCCAGTCAACGACTGGGCCTTTCGAGACAAGGCTATCAGGAATGGGAGTATGTACTTTCTCAAAATGGGGCCAGCATTTCATCTTTAGAAAACGGTATGAAAAAGCTTAATAACACTGTGGATGATGCTATCAATGGGAGTGCTTCTGCTACTGATAAGTTTAAGAGACTGGGCATTTCCATGGAGGACCTTCAAGGGAAATCACGTGAAGAAGTCTTTGAGATGACTGTTAAAGGACTTCAAGGAATCGCTGATGAAGGTGAAAAAGCCGCTATTGCTAATGACCTTCTTGGGACATCTTCTGTTGAACTTGGAGCGCTCTTAAATCAAACGGCAGAAAGCACTGATGCTCTAAAGAATAAAGCCAGTGAACTGGGCCTGGTGATGAGTGATGAATCTATAGATGCGGCTGTTAATTACACCGATGCTATGGATAATCTCACGCGCTCATTTGCAGGGGTGAAAAACAACATCACCTCGCAGCTCCTTCCTGGTTTCACCATGGTGTTAGATGGCCTTACAGGACTAATCACCGGTCAAGAAGGAGCCGCAGAACAGTTAAAAGAAGGGGCCAGACAAACAGTAGATCAGATTGCAGTTATTTTGCCACAGATTTTAGAAGTGGTGACTGGACTCATAGCTGCCATTGCAGAGGTTGCACCGGATTTAGTTCTCGCTCTTGTAAGTGGTATTTTGGATAACCTGCCAACTCTCATTGAAGCCGCCACAAATATTATCATGACTATTGTGGGTGGACTCATCGAAGCCCTACCACAGATTACAGAGGGGGCACTTCAACTGGTGCTGACTTTAGTTGATGGCATTATCGCTAATCTACCAGCACTTGTAGAAGCAGCCCTTGTAATGATTGTTACCCTTGCTACGGGGCTTGGTGAAGCGCTACCGGAGCTGGTTCCCTCCATTGTTGAAGCAGTGATTCTCATTGCCCAGACGCTGATCAATAATCTGGATTTGGTATTGGATGCAGCCTTTCAGATCATAAGCGGACTCGCTCAAGGTCTACTTAATTCATTACCAAAACTAATAGATGCCCTGCCACAGATCATCAATAGTATTATTGCCTTCATCACAAATAATCTACCTAAGATTATTGAGATGGGTTTGCAGCTGACCATTCAACTGGCAGCAGGGCTGATCAGAGCCATTCCGCAGCTTGTCGGTCAGCTCCCGCAAATAATCACTGCCATCGTGACAGGCCTAGGGAGGGCTATCCCATCCATGATGGATGTGGGACGAAATATCGCAAGAGGTCTATGGGATGGTATTTCAACCATGATAGGGTGGTTGAAAGGAAAAGTCGACAGCATGGTCAGCGGCATTGTCAAAGGGGTCAAAGGCGTTCTTGGAATTCGCTCCCCTTCTAAAGTGTTCGCAGGGATTGGTGCGAATATGAGTGAAGGTATCGGAGAAGGTTTCACTGAGGCCATGAGCGGGGTTGAAAAAGACATTCAGGGAGCTATCCCTACAGACTTTGATTTGGATCTGAACTCTCAAGTTTCAGGAAGTCTCGGAGGATCAGAAGGGGCAGTCTTTGATGTAACCATACCATTAACCATTGATGGGAATATTTTAACCCGTGTCATTGCCCAGCTTCAGTGGAATCAGAATACCGTCACTGTTAGAAATCTTGGAGTGGCAGGATCATAAAACAGAAAGGAGGGTTAGCCTTGATTGAAATCTATGCAGGAAGTACTTTATTACAAAGCATAAAAAAAGTTATGAGTGCTAATGTCAGAGAAACCTTGGAGGGGGAGTATACCCTTTCATTCACAGTGCTTGCAAAGTCAGCACTGGCACTTAAGGTAAAACAGATCGCAAAGCTGGATGATCAGTATTTTGAAATTGTTCAGATATCAAAGAGCCTTCAGGGCAGCCTTCCCATTTGTTCAGTGATTTGCGAGCACGTCTCTTATATCCTGAATCATGAGATGTATAACATTACGGAGTTTGACTTCACCGGAGATCCGGCTGCAGGACTTGCGCAGGTTGTTTCAGGTACGCCATTTAATGCAGGTATTGTAGATTTCACAGAGAGTGTCACTATGAAGATCAATCAAGAAGTCTCAAGAAGGGCAGCCCTTATGCAGTACATCGCCATCCTTGGTGGTGAGATAGAATACGACGGTTACAACATCAACATCCGAAATCACAGGGGAAGCACCGACTATATCCCGGTGATGGATTCAAGGAATGTCACTAACGTGGCAGTATCCCATGATTCCAGAGAGAATGCATCTTCTTATGACATCTCATTCTTTAAGCTTTTGAACCTTGCCGTGGGAGATAATGTACAGATTGTTTTTAATCCCCTAGGAATCAATGTAAAGACGAGGATCATCTCCCTAGAATATAATCCATTTTATCGATACAACATCCGGGTGGAGGTTGGGAGGTATAGACCCAGCATTTCAGATACTTTTTACCGGATAGAAAGTTCATTAAATAATGTGGGAAGCTCAGTGGATGACATTCAAACACAGGTGAATGACCTAGGGGTATCCTATACCATCGTCTCTGAACTAGTGGTGACTGAAACAACCATTGATGTGACCTACACTGTAGAGAAGGGTGATACCCATCAATATCATGCCCAGTATCAATACACCACCGACAGTGGTGGAAGGATCACAAGCATCACCCTGGATAACATTTTTTCAGAATTACTATTAAAGGAAGTATCAACCCTAACGGTGGATATGATGAGTTTCTATATCGAATATGCAGATGGAACAACAGCAACATATAACTACACAGTGGATAGTGGTGGAAGAATCACCAGCGTAACGAAAGCTTAAAGGAGGGCTGAAGCCATGAGCTATGATCATATTTTTAATAATACCTTGGCCATCTGGACAGCCTTTGGTGGCCGGGGAGAAGTTCTTTTCACCATTCCAACACTCAGCTGGACTAAGAAATATTATAACAACTTTGGCTACACCCAATATGGCAGTGAGAAGCAGATTAACGTCTATGATAATGGCAACGCGCAGATCGCAGTTTATTACGCCAAGACTCCTTACATGTCCTACTGGAACAAGACTACCAAGCAGTGGACGGTTGTCAGCGTTCCTTGGTGGAGCTACGGTCAACCGGAGATTCTCTATGCAGCAGATGGTGTGTTTATTGCTAAGATTGTAGGCCTTGCCAATGTTATCGCTTCCTTTGACGGTATCACTTGGCATAATGCTGGATATTGTCCGGGAGCTTATAATGCCATGACCTGCGGGGCTTATGATATGGCAAGAGGATCTGGTATCGTCAGCTGGTGGTACTACAAGTCACCGGTCTATTACAGCTTTGATTCTTTAGAGGAAAGAACCGCATGGACATTGGTCGGATCTGATGGCACCTCGGTACCAATCTTTAAATACCTGACCACCCATAAAGGAAACTTTGTGGGCGTGGTTGGTGGTGATAAATCCATCGCAATAGCCAGTTCATCCAGTCCAGGTCTTTGGACCACGACCATACCAGAGGATGTGAACGACACCCGGTATATGTTTATCCGGTCCGTGAATGACGTCCTTTTTGTGATGAAGTTCAACTACACCAATGTGGGCGGCGATTACACCTACTATGTAAAGCTATGCGTGATGAGTGATGATGCCACTCAGATTACAGAAACAAATCTTTCTTGGGTAGGAGATCTTGCCAACAACAATATCCCAAATCCAAGGAACATCATTTGGATGGAGGACTGGGGAAAGTTTGCCCTTCTAAAAGAGAGTATGCTCTGTGTCTCCAATGATGGACTGTACTGGGAGGGTGTAGAGCAGCCAGGTTTCACAACAAGCCAGTATGATACCTTTGATGGTGCTATGTATATTCCCGGTGATGGGTTTTATGCAAAAGCCAGTGGCTATGTGTATTATGCACCATACTAATGAAAACCATGACGTCCTTAACCGGGCGTCTTTTTATATACAAAAATTTATGAAAGTGAGGGAAAAACAATGAGAGATATTTGGAACATTGTTCAGATGATATTTGCAGCTGTGGGTGGATGGTTGGGCTACTTTTTGGGAGGTTACGATGGGTTTTTGTATGCTTTGATTGCCTTTGTGGCAATCGCCAATTAGCTTGGGGTC